TCTCCAAAAAAACTCATTATTTAATTATCCTCGCATATCTAATAAAGTCTGAACCATCGGGACCATAATTAACCATACGACCCTCTGGTTTTAGACCTAGCCAAGTTGCAAATCGTAAAGCCATTTCACAATCCGCCTTGACGCTTGTTTGTAATCTTTTGATTTTTTGTGTTTTTATAATTATATCAGTTCTATTTCTTATATGCTTTGCGCAGAAAATTGGATACTTAAAAATTTCTTTTGTTGCTAAGACCCACCCCTCGGCAACGCCATCCCAGAGATGAAAGACACCTCCAGCCGCTATCGGCTTGTTATCAACAAGACCCGTGAACGACATACCAACTGATTTTAAATAATAAGCATATTTTCTATGTTCGGGTCTAAGTTCTAAAGCCTCGCTGTTAAGACCAGATTTTAGTATTTCGTCTGCATGTTTGTTTTCAAAAGGAACAATAATAGGATTAGACATTTTCGGTTTCCAATCTAGGATAAATTCCAAGTATAGTCATTGGCAAAGCTTGTGGTTGCTTTACATAAATTAATCCCTCGGTTCCGTGTCCAGCATCAAACTCAATTGCTTTATCTCCAGTAAATAATGGAACGGGTAAATCCATACTTGCGCCACTATCTCTAAAATCTATTGATGTTAAATTATCTGATCCTGGTCCAACACTAGCTCCAACTGTATTCATAAATCTAACAGATAAATCATAAACTCTTTTAGTTTTAGTTTGTGTAGTTTCAGTATATCCCTCGTCTAATCTCATTGTTTGTAAATCAGAAGAAAATAATAATCCTACAGTTGCCTCTTCAACTGCTGTATCCAAAGTAATACTATTTGATGATACTGTTTTTGAATTTTGTACGGATCCCTCGCCAATAATATCTACAACTTGTCCCTCTAAATGATTTAAACCAGTTAATGTAGATGTTTCTCCACCAGTATATTTTAATCCGCTATCTAAATAATGAAACGCTGTTAAATCTTCGTTAAATTCAAAAGGTGTTAGGTATTCAACATATCTTTTTGTAGCACCATTAATATACCTTTGGATTATTACCCATACTTGATCCTCATCTCCATCGCCATCAATACAAGCTACAGTTTCTACTTTAGCATGAGTTAAAATTTTATCTGTTTGTTCGGATGAATGAGCAGATGTTATATTAATAATGTTTTGTCTTAATTCATCTGAATATAATTGAATTTGATTATCATCTATTTTTTCTACAAAATATTTTGTATTAACAGCTAAACCAGATATTGCAGTTCCAGAATTTTCATAAAAAACATGATCTCCAGTTTTAAAACCATGTGCTGATATAAATAAAATATTATTATTTATATTTACACCTTGATAAATAAATTGTGTTGTATTTGATCCTGGAGCTGAGGTTAAAGAGATAGCAGTACCCGCTGAGGCGTTAGATGTAGAAGTTGCAAGTTTTATAGTATTAGCATCAACTGAGATAACATAATAAACTTTTGAATTACTTAATCCTCCAATAACATTTGATGCAGCATAATAATAAATTTGATCTCCAGTAGATAAACCATGAGATGATAAAGTAATTGTATTATTGGTTGTTGAAACAGTTGTAGCGTTTGCAGTAAAAGAAATTTTTTGTTGTTTAACAGTTTTACCCGTATCAGATTTACCACCGAATATATGTCTGTGCCAGGCTACAACATTTTCTAATCTGTTGTAAGTCAAACCAGCTAATTGACCATCTGCTCTTACCGCCCAGACAACAGAGTATGGCTCTTGTTGATATGACATATCAGTCAATCCACTTTCTGAAATATGATCTGCAAGTATTGTTAAGTCTGGAGCTGTATAACCATCTGTATCAAAGTTATAAGCTAGTTCTCTAATTTTTCTTTTTGCTCTTTGTAAAAATATTGTTGCGTTTCCAATTGATAAAGCATCAACACCAGCTGATCCGTAGTTAGATTGTTTTCTAATATTAATATTTGTTGGAGTTATAGCGTCTTGAGCTGCTCCAGAAGATACAGCATACTCGCCTCCAGTTGTCATAACAATTAAAGTTCTTGTAGCTTTCATCGCCTGGATGGCATTAACTTGATTTGATGCAATAGTATAAACCATAGCATTATCATCGTTAGTACCGCTGGTCATATTTTCATAATCTCCAGATTTAGAAAAAAACATTGTTTGCGGTTGTTGTGATGTAGCACTAAAAACCAATCTTTGCTCAAAAAAAGAAACGCAGCTTGGATGACCAGTAGTTTCAGAAAAAGCTCCTAACTTCCAATTTGTGACTGCGTTAGTATTATCAAAATCATCTTTAACAGTTGCACTAACTACAGTAGCAGAAGTAAAGCCAGTAATTTTAGCATAGCCATTAGAAAAATTTATAAATCTATTAACATCTGTAGAAACAAAAGCGGATGCACTAGCAGTTATAGTTATGTTTCCAGTAGTTCCGCTGGGTGTCATAGTTGTTGATGTGGTATTACTGTCTAGGTAGGGTCCATCGGTAAATTCAACTTCGGTAAGTGACCAGGAAGTATGACCAGTTCTTGATAGTTTTCTAACAGCGTGATTTTCATTACATATATACATGACATCTGCCGACTGTGCGAATTTTAAATTGAATAATTGTGCAGTAGTATAAGGAGAAGAGATTTCATAAGCAGATCCACCAGAAGTTATTTGACCATCATCTTTATAAAATCTTATGTATTGATTGCCAAATTCTAAAATATAAGTTTGTGTTGTAGAAAATGTAAATGGAATTAATCTTGTTTTAGCTGAGCTTGTTTTTACTTCTGATACAAAATAGGTTCCTGGTCTTCTAGTTATTGGTCCATGAGGTAATACAACAAAATTTTCTATACGAGACGCTGCTGAAAAGTATTTTGCAAAGTCGGTTCTTCCTTGCATACTGTCGCTCATCTCCCCAGCGGTAAAGCTAGGGATGCTTAATAACTGTTTTCCCATAATTTAATATCTACTGTTTATAAAATCTTCTGTTAAGATTTGATCGACTTGTCCACTTGATGGATCAATATTATAACCCTCGCTAGCGTCTGCATGTCTAGCCTCAGATAATTTATATTGATATTTTTCTTGCATTAATTTTGAAACTTGTAAATTTGCAGTAATTGCATAAGCAATATCTGCTGCTATACCAGCTGCTATAGTTTCTCTTAATAAAACATCCATTTCGTTTGGATCTGTCACTTGAGAAATATAACTAATTTTTATTGACTTTTCATTACAAAGAATTTTTCTACCCTCAACTTTGTAATCTGAATTATAAGCATCAATAACTAAAACTCTTAAACTGTCACTAGGTAAAGTAAATTGATATGAAAATCCATAAGCTGGAGTTGCTGTGTCTTGAGCTAGTTGTTGTCTTTTAATTAAAGAGTTCCAAGGATGAGATCTAAATACTGCATCTCTTACTGTCTCATATCTTTCATTACAAAGTCTAGCATTCTTTGAGTTATCGGTAAGCGCAGTAATACTTGCAGCTCCGAGCTGATTTAATGCTGAATTACAAATTGAAACTACGCTTGCCATAAATTATCCTTTATTTTTTTTTCTTTTTTGGAAAACCAGCTTGCATATTTTTATATGCTTTTGCTGTAATCGTGCTTTTAGATTTTGGTCTTGATGTGCCAGATCTTTTTCTAGCATTTATATTTGCATACAATCCTCTTTTAGCCATGATTATTTCCTTTTCTTACTGTTCATTATTTTTGCTTTTAAAGCGGCTGGTAATTTTTTTTGATTACCTTTTAACTTTGTGCTTGGTCTGCCTCTTTTAGACCCGTATGTACCTTTTCCCATTGGCATAAGGTTTCTCCTTTATTGGTTGATTTAAAAAGGGAGGCAGTCTCCCGCCTCCCTAAGAATAGATATTAACTATCTATTATTCATCGCAAGGTATTTCGAATACCTTTTCTTCTTCCATTCTTACTGCTCCAAGAGCCATAGAATAGTACACTTGAGTTGCGTAAGACTTGTCATCTCTTTCAGAGATTTTAGCCTTAACATCTGAACCAATTGCAAGTTTAACAGCATCCTCTGTGAACGCATAACATAGTCTGTCATCTGTGTTCGCCAAAGCTAGTCTGTTAGACATTATAAATTGGAAACCCAAAAAGCTATCCACTTGTCCAGCGGCTAATGCTTTTACAGTATTGAAATCAGCAGAAGTCACAGAAGTTGTGCCTAATAGATCTTGGATTTGTTTTGCTCCACAAACGATATATCTTTTTAAGCTAGGATCTACATCGCCAGCATCTAAAAAATGCTTAGCTGCAAGTAGTTTAGCAATAGTCATACCATCTGATTGAGCAGATGTTGCAAATTTAGACGCAGCTGGAAGAGCTTGGTTTGTTCCACCAGATACACCCGTTTGCGCTTGACCGCCTATAGCTGCAATAATAACATCATCAATTGATCTATTCATTGCTGCCGCAGCTGCTTTTGCATACGAGCTTGTTGGATCAACAAGCATTCTAACTTTATCTAAGTCGTCAATTAAGTCAGCCCATTCATAGTCTGCTAGACCTACTCTTCTTCTTGAGTGAGGAGTATTGATCTGAGGAGTTGCACCATGTCGAGTTGATCTAACTTGAGCCGCAGTCACGCCAATTTGATCGAAAAATGCGTGCTTGCCTCGGATAGTTTCAACATCAACGGCACCTCTAAGTCTAGATCCCATTTGTTGAGCTAACATAGAAACATTTGAAGAGTATTGCTCCACAAATGCCGTAGTAATTTGAGTACTCATAAGAGAACCCTCCTTATTATTGTTAGTTGTTGTTTATGTTAAATCGGTTGATTATCCTTACGGGTCGCACCTCGATTTTAGATCTCCTGGATCCCAGACTGTTCCTGGTGGCAACTTGGGTCTTTCGATTATCCAAATATATTTCAGCATTACAAAAAAAATATAATTCTGTAAAGCTTAATTCTATTCCTCTGCTCCGTGTTTTTGTTCAAATAAAGCTTGTACTTCTTCTACAGCTATTTGATGGTTAGGATGATTTTTGTCCCAGTAAGCTGAACCTGGAGCTTGCAAAGATGCAATCTCCTTATCAATTTGTCTAGGTGTCATCATAGTTGGTCCAGATGCTTGAACAATATTATCTTCTCCCATCTTACCAGCTAAATCTGCAAAAGCTTTTATAACTGCTGGATGATCTCCTAATTTAGTTCCATCCGCTAAGTTAGTATTCATAAAACCTTGAGGAAATACAGAAGATACAACATTGTTAGCTTGTTGTAATTTCTGATCGTAAGCTGGTCCCCATTCTGTTTTAAGTTCAGTTATAGCTTTTTCTCTTTGAGATGATGCAAGACTATCTGCTTGTGCCAACTCATTACCAATCATTTCATTATAAAATTTTACCATCCCCTCAGCTTGACCAGGTAATAAACCTAGTTTGTGTGCTTGAGTAGAAAAATTTTTTAATGCTGCCTCATCTACCTTTTGATCTTCTGGTAAGTTAAATTTATATTCTTCGGCAGTTTTTGGTCTGCCTAGTTTTTCATAAACTGCATCCCAATCTTTTTCTGTTGCGTGTTTATTAGGTACTGGAATTTTATCAGACCCAACTAACTTTTGCGCATGAACATAACTTTTAGCAAGACTTTCAATATCATTAATATTTTCTAAAGACTTGTCTGCTCTTATTTCATCGGAAAGATTTGCTTTCCAATCTGTATTTACTTCTGGAGTATTATTTATAGGATCTCCAGACAAAGCAGAATTTTCATTCTGGTTTGCTACCTCTTGATTTTCGCTAGACATATTATTTCTCCTTTTTGTTTAGCATGTTATTAATGAACAAGACCACGGATCTTGCTCCCTCTAAGTATGCGCTTTCGTGGCTATCTCCTTTAATGTGAGTAGTCGAATTAAAGCTGCATCTCTTTTTAAGATCTTCGAGTACCTTTACGCCACTCTCTGATCCAAAAGTCGTTTTATAATCTAAGTTTAATTGTTTAAGTTCTTTTTCATTCACTAAACATCCCCGCTTTCAAAGCTGGTGCAATCTTACCAGCACTTTCAGCAACTTGCTGAGCTTGCTGCAATTGAGCTTGCTCCATTTCTTGCTGTTGTTTATCTTGCTGGATTTGTTGTACTTGAGCAGCGGATCTCATTACCTTAGCTGGTAATCCTAAAACATCTTTAACATGATCTACTAAACCATCTATATCTAAGTAATCAAATACTGGAGCAACATTTTGCAATGAGCCAAATATTTCTATACCTCTCATAATAGAAGATAGCTCTTGTGTCTTTTGTGCTTTTGCTAATGGAGATACATATTCAATTTCTATATCTTGATCTCCAATAATTTCTGGAGCTTGAGCAAACTTATTATTTTTAAATAATAAATTAAAACATCTAGTAATTAATGGTTGTAGTAATTCAGATTGTAGTCTTCCTAAAACTGGTCCAAGCAATCTCATCTTCTCTTCTGTCTCTTGCATGACTTGAGTTGCAGTTTTGTTTTGTCCCTGGACAGTCATCAATTGATCGACAAAGAAATTTTCTCTAATAGCTTTTCTTCTTTGCTCTTCCATTTGTATTCCTATTGGATTGTTGGCTCCAATATTTAATGGTTCAATTCTTTCTCTTGTTCCAGATCTATAAAAGTTTAATCCACCAGGTACAGTTCTTACTGGTAAAACAAAACCATCATCGGGAACCATTAAAGGTGGGTCTATTTGTTTTTGTGCAGCTTTGATTGTAGTCTTACACATTGTATTTAACATCTTAACATCTGGTAAAGCATTCATTGCTGGCGATCTACCATAGATCTCATTTGAAGATGATTTTAAATATCTTGGAACAACATAAGGAAACTCTCTAAATCCACTTTCTCTTAATAATGTTCCGCTCTCTTCGTGAACATGACAAGAAATAAAATCCATATTTTTTGAATTTTCATATCCCATTGGCATATCTGATTTAGATACCATGTGAATAATTGTAGTTTCGTCATGTGGGTTATTTTTTATTTTAGATAATAAATCGTTTGGCAATTGTGCCTCTGGATACATTGTAGGAATATTTCTATTTTTAATTTGAAATTTTCTAACTAAACAATCTACAAAACCTTTTTCATCTTCTGTAATATATATTTCTGATATATGAATTGTTTTAAATCTAAGATCATCCTTTGTATCATCTGTAATAAACATAGCAGATGTACCAAATGCTAGCAGCTCATGGTATAATTCAAATATTTCTTGTTGGAAGTTAGATCTTTGGAATACTTGTTGCATCACTTTTCCGCAACTTTCTAACCACTCTTTAGCCTCATCGTCTTGGTTCATCTCTTCTGATCTAAATCTTAAAACAAACCATGGCGAAATAGTATTCGTTAGCATGCCATTAAGGCTCGCTGAGAGCAATTCAAGAGCATGCGTGGCAGTTCCATCAAAAATTTGGTCATGCCTCTTATCGCCTCTTGTACGCTTTAATGTAATATTAGATTTTCTAGGTAAGAAATAGTTTGCAATATCTTGCCAATGATCTTCCCAAGTAGATCTTTGCTCCTTGAGTGTCTGGTATTTTTCTATAACTTGTTTGGCTTTTGCATTTATTGCCATCTATCCCCCTAATAAAGTTCTTTTACTTGTTGTTAATTTGTTATCCCCTAAGCCTTTAGCTCCAGTTAATATTGTACTTGATCTACCTTTACCTCTAGCCATATCTGTTTTAGATAATGCTCCTTGATCTATTTCTGGTTTTGTTGGAGCCACAACTACGGGAGCTGCGGGTGGTGGTGCTGGTGGTTTTGGTCTTGATAT